GTACCTCTCGAACAGCAGAGAGTTGATCATCATAAATGATCGTGGATGTTACATCAACATCCGATTGATAAGTGCTATTATATCTCTCCTGGAGGGAAGATATTAGCCTTATCCACTTACGCCTCATCTCTGGTCTGTGTCTTCTGCTTTCACTCTCAACATTTCTCAGGATCTCTAGCTGAACCTCGGAATCCGATAAGAAGGTAGAATGTCCAGGCCATGCTAAACTTAACAGCATTGACGAAGGTTCTATAGGGTCAAAAACAACATCATTCACTTTCCTAAAATAACGCTTAAGGAACGTAGCTTCCTCTATATTAATAAAGGGTACTAGTTCCGACGTTTTATCGGCCATTGTAAATGTTATGTTCATACCGCTCAAACTTTCTGCAATAGATACATGATTGAACCGAGGTTCTGATGTTCCCATGATGCAATCGTCACCATAGGTTAATAGGTGGACAGAGTCTCTAAAAGCTCCGTCACAACCTAACAGTATCCATACAACCCGTAGATATAGAGAATTACCAATGCAATTGAGTATAAGAGTTAAGAATTGGCCTGACGGATTCGTCCCCGAAATTTCGAAAACGTCATATCGTAGACCAATAATCAAAATATTCATGAGAGAATTGAATAACTTTTCAGCTACATTAACTTCCTCAATCGTATAACGTAAATTGGTCAACATGATCGTTTTGATTATAACCCATACTGCACGTGTGACTAAATCAGGAAACTTCTTATCGAATTCTTTATAATCTCCTGCCACGATATTGGACTCTCCGAATCCAACCAAATGATCATAGAACTTATTCCATGTCTCTGAGAATGTATTGACACCTAAAGCACACTCCAAAATCATACCGTTATCTATAAAGAAATCAACAACAGGAAGGAAATACATCCTACCCAAGATAGTGTGAATAACAGGAGGTCCGGTGAACAACCTTAATCTACCTGACTTATTCTTAGCTAGGCTCACACGCTCGTCCTTTGTGGAACCTTGGAAGGGA